CTCTGCAGCCTCCTTCATCAACCTTTCCTTCTCATTGTATGCAGCCAGCCAAAGATCAATCTCATCCTGATAATAATCCTCCATATCCTTTGCAGATTTGTCCAGGGCTTTTTTTGATTCCACGTTGCCCTTTTCCTTTAATGCTGCAATTTTCTTTTGCAGATCTGCTTCAAGGTCCACTGTATCCATGTGATGCTTCTTCAAAAGCATTATTGATTCCTGTATGTACCTGATTTCATTTCTGGCTGATTCCTCTTCAGCATCCTCTTTTGTTACCAGTTCGCTGTTGTAAGCTTCATATATCGCAGCCTCACGCCGTTTATATTCTTTCTCAAGTGCTGCAGTAACTTCTTTTTCCTTTTCCGGCTTTACGGGATTCTGTTTGTTTTTGATTTGAGCCAGGGCTTTATAATGATCGGTAACAATATTCTGTTCAGCCTGCAACAGTTCAATACGTTGTTCAAGTTCCTCTTTCTCTACCCCCGTTGCAGTTGCTGACTGTTCTTTTAATCCTTTAATCTGTTGTGTTCTGCCATCCTGCCATAGTTTCAAAGCACGCTCCTCAGCTTGAGAAGCTTCCATGCCATTTCTTCGCAGGCTCTGATTCATTACATTAATTTCTTCAATGCTATCTTTCAGGTTCTGCCTGGTGGCATCATCCAGCACCATTTCTTTGATCTGGCTTATTGACATGGTAGCCATTTGCAGTGATCCGATAAATGAGCTAATCCAACCCATTACAGTTTTAAAAATTCCGCCCGTTTTGGAACCAAGCGTATTCAGATAGTTATCCCAGCTATCACTTAGGTTTGATACTGTCCCACCTAAAGTTTTACTGATCTCAGCCATGGATCCGGATACTCCAACCGAATCACCAAGGGATAAGATGTATTCCTGAATGCTTTGATTTGTAAAATCAACCTCCGTGGCAACCCCCTTAAAGGTGAATTTAACTCTGTCTCCCTCCTTCTGCGCTCTGATACCAAATTCTTTCAATCGTTCAAATTCGCCCACCTGAGCATCTATGACTGCTTCCGCTAACATATCGAACTCTTTCCCCGTGGATGCTGCAATATCCCCGAGCTGTCTCATCTGTCCCTCGGTTGGTTTGAATCCCTGGTTAACCAATTTTACATAGGCACCGGTTAATGCATTTAGTTGAAAAGGAGTCTTCGCTGCAAAATCCTGCAGCATTCCCATTTCAATTCTGGCAGCCTGAGCAGATCCGAGCGAGTTCTTTAAGACAGCCTCATACTTTTCAAATTCCGATCGCACGCGAACTACATTGCCAATGAATTCTTTTATAGCTCCAAAAGCAAATGCAGCTGCAATCATCGGGCCCAGTTTGGCAAACATTCCAGATAAACCGCCACCACTACCTTTGCCCACTACAGCTCCAACGCCATTCATTTCTGCCTTAACCTTATTTACTTCAGCGGTAACTTTTTGCAGTTGTGAAGATTTATCAGCCCATTCCTGAGTTCCTCTGGTAGCTGCCTTTAATTCAGATTGCAGCTTTCTCATCACCTTATTCAATTCATTCAGTGAGGTGCCGGAAAGATTATTCATCACGCGATCAACATCAACCGTCTGCTTCATGAGCTGTTGCATCGCTCTCTCCGTGGCCTTGTATTCCTTTTGAGCTTTTTTGAATCCTTCCAGATCATTTGCATCGTTCAGATCCTGCATTTGTTTTGTCAAGGATGATGCCTTAGCCCTCAGATTATCGAGTTCTTTACCAGCTTCAGTTCCTGATAAAAGCAGTGTTACCCGTGCTTGTTCGTTAATATCTGACATGGTTAATGATTATTTCGTGATTTCCAGCTTTTAAATCCAAAGTCTTTATAGTTCTGCCGCCAGCGTGAGTTATTCCGATCCCTGTATAATTGAGTGCGCAGGGATCCCACCGTTTTTGTCTGTTTATTTTTATACCGCTGATCGAATATCTGTTGCCCGAATGCTTCTGAAATAATCACGGTTGACTGTGCTGCATACCAAAAGGCCATATATTCTTTCAACTTCATCACTTCACGATAGAATGTTTTAGAATACCAGGGCTTTTGCTCCCTCTTCAGAGTTAATTTCCCATTCTTCCCAGTCTTTAATCCGCTTTTAATGGATCCTGAATTTCCCCGGGCAGTTTCCCTTCCTACTCCCATATCCTGATAAATACCATACTGCTTAAAGGCCCATTCAATTTTACTCAGATCACCACCAGCCTGTTTAATGATATGCATCACAAAGCTGTTGTAAAGTTCCCGGGTATCAATCACCGGAAGCTGAGTGATACGATCGCGCCACATTTTAACCATTACATCGGCCCATGCGGCGATAGCATCGTTGGCATTAGGTTTCCCAGTCGCTGGCGTCATAACGCAGGTCCTCAGGTTGTTCCACTGTAAATCCGAAATGAATTCCGAAAAGGTTATCAGCCAGGTAACCAACCTCATCATATTTTATGCGATCAGGATGGATCCAGATCATGTCATTCTTATACTCCCTGGCATCCAATAGCATCTTTGAAAGGATTTTACCGAAGATCACCCGGCAGGCTGCCATTTGTGTATTCCGATCATCATCATCGCCAACTTTCACCTGGGCAAGAATAAATACCGAATAATACCGGCTATCCATAAAGCCTCCATTTCCCTGCTCACTCAGATAACCATCCTGTGAATCATCCACGCAAAGCACCGGATAGGTAACTTTTCGCTGTCTGGTTATCTGTTCCTCAAGGTTGCCGATACCTGTAACCCTCATAAATCGGTCTGATCCCTGCAGCAGCTTCAGCGTCTGCTGGATCGTTTGGAAATAGGTGACTGCATCAAACGTCATTTCTTGTTTGCTTTTTTTATTCTTTCTGCCTGTATAGCCATATCTTCCAACTGTTTAAGGGCATCCCACAGTTGAACTTTTAGGATAGCTTCATTCCGGGTAACATCTCCACCGTTCAATGTTCGAATGATCTGAGTCACATCGCCTGAACCTTCGCCGGTGGAGTTGCTGAAAAGATTCGGGAAATTGTCAGCCAGAAAATAACGGGACCCGGTATAAAATAACGTGATGGCACTCTTCACATCATCGCCAAGTTTACTGATCCGGGATTCTGCATGCCGGGTAAGCTTCTTTGGAAGCCAGAGATTCAGTGAAAGCCTGATCATATACTTCTCATCGGCCGTTGCACTGAAAGCCGCGAAATTATTCTCACAGTTCAGGTATTGTTCAACCGTTAAATTGTACAGGCCAAACATCGGAGGTGTGAACCAGAGCCGCGATCCTTTCCATTCCGGTACAGGTATCTGTGGTTTTTCCAGGAGAAAGCTCAAGCTCTTGGCAGCTTCAGCGAGCTGATTATTATCCAGGAGAAATTCCTGCTTACCACGGCGGAACCAATGCAACAGCAGGCTG